GTAGAGGGTCAACAGCAGATTCAATATCATATGGCAATGTAGCAGATGAAAACTCATCAGGTGACATAGACCGAGGCGACGATCTAGGTATTGACCCAAACACTGGAGAGCAGCTAGTGAAACTCACAGAGTCTGACCGCGGGCTCTTGGGTGATTACGTAAACTACATTTCGTCTAATTATCGCAGAGGAAATAAATATACAATAAAAGGTGGTAACAAACAATCAAATTCTCACGAAAGAGGAAGTAGTGTGCAAGCTGCTGAGTCTTCAAGCGACTCAGACGTCTTTGCAAACAAGTCAACGACGTTAGGAGATACCCTTTCGGGGTATTCTAACAGCGGTAATTTTGAATCATCTGAAGCGGGTCTCTCGTCGATAATAGATAAAACGTCTGATAACAGAGTCCTCGACGGTCATACGCTTCTTAACATTGAGGGAGATGATATCAACACTGCGGGATCAACAAACCCAGGAACTGACTCTAGCGATCATAGGCTTTTAAAACAGATGACATCTGAGATGTTAAAAAGAAACAATAGATTTTCACCAGGCGCTCGAGGAAAACAATATTCAAAAAACAGAATTGAACAATCTAACGATCTAAATGAAAAAGAAATAGCAAAATCTCAAAACAGTTTCGGAGAAAACACAGAGACGGGTTCAAGCTTTATTCAAGAAAAATTAAGATCAATCGGCCCATCACTGCTTTTGAAAGCTGCTGGCTTAGACTTAGAAGATATGAACATTGATCCCGACGAAATAGATGAAGCCACACTAAAAAAAGCACCAAAATATAAAGTAACAACACGAGAACTAGAAGCCTCAACTGCATTTAACTCACCTGTAGATAGAGACAACAGGGGGGCATTTGATCAAGGGGCGTCCAGCTCTTCAACAACTGTTCACAATCTTCCCGGATCAGAGTTCACAATAGTAAATAGCGCCCAAAACAAAACTCTCTTAAAAGAATTCTCAGATGTGTTAAAAGACTATGCCGTGGAAAACGAACAATCAGCGGCTGAACATGAATCAGGATACGTGATATACGACTACAAAGAGTCTGTATTGCGATTTTTGAGTGTTACATTAGAAGATGAAAACATGACAGACGACAACAAAGCATTTTTTGCCAATATATCGAGATCTGTCTTACGCGAAGAGCCTGGAGTAAAAAGAGACGAGAAAGTTAAAAAATTCTGTGATGTATTTTCAACTCTTGGTAATACTGATATGATACTATATCGAGAAAATGGAGAAGAGAAAAACAGACTCTGGGATGTCAACTCTCTAAAAGATGGACCTGCAACAAGAGTTTCAAAAAGTAGATCAAATAACGGGTTTACTGAAAAGTCATTAGCTTGGCGAGCTTCTTCAATGCCAAGTATGTATCATATGCCGATGAGTATCCTTCGCTCGGTTCAACAGTCTGGCACAATTGCAGACAAAAATCCAGTAAAAGCTATGTTGGGTTCTTCGTTAGGAGAAAAGACTTATCTCGCTCAAAATCTTGAAGCTGATTATGAACAGGGACTAGTTGCTGGTCTGACGGGAGTGAGTGATAGATTGATGGGAGATGCAGATAATGACACATCTCGAAACAAAATTCCGAAAGAAATGGTAAATATATATGAAGACATGCTAGACGCTGAATACGTACCTTTCTATTTTCATGACCTAAGAACAAATGAAATAGTTGCTTTCCACGCGTTTTTATCATCGTTAAGCGACTCTTTTCAGGCAACGCATACAAATTATGAAGGATACGGGAGAATAGACGATGTTCTTATCTACAAAAACACTAAAAGAAGTATTAACGGAAAATTCACTCTAGTAGCAACATCAAAAGAAGACTTTGACGAAATGTGGTTCAAAGTAAACAAGCTAGTAGAGTTATTATACCCACAGTGGTCTAATGGAGATGTTTTAAAGTCTTTAGAGTCAGAAACTTCGTTTATAAAACCCTTTACACAGATCCCAGCTATCTCACCTATGATTAGATTACGAATAGGTGACGTAATACGTGGTAATTATTCACGCTTCAATCTCGGAAGATTATTCGGGTCGGGACACGTTGAGACTCATATAAATGCGACGTCCATAATACCTACGTCAGTGGGCTCAGTGCTTTCGTCGGCAAACGGAGAAAGCAATGAAGCCCTTAACAACAAGAAGAAAGCCGATGACTTTGCACTCCAAGCGTTTATGTCAGCGCTAGGGACTCCACTACAATTTTTAGACATAATCCCAGATGATAGTGCTCTCAGTGGAGAAATAAAAAGAGTGTTGTTTGATACACTGTCATCTGTTCTTGACAATGGTTTCGTTAGCCCGCTTGTTCACATAGGGCTAAATAAACTAAAAGACCCAGATCAAGAAAAATCATTGGGAAAAATTTCAGAGTATGGGCCAACAAAGAATAACAAAGTTCTAATCAGACCCAGTAACGGAAAACTACTATATTACAACGAAAATACAAAAAAGCCAATTGTTACTGACAGGTTTTTGAAAGCAAAGATTGAAAGCGTAATACCCAGTTCAGAAAATAAAACTAAATACGTCGCAACTATTATTGAACCAACTTCACAGTTGAAAGGCGATATATTACTATTATCGTTCGAAGACATAATTGTAGACCCAGATCATATGTTCAAAAACTATTTTGCTTATTTTTTAGACCCTATAGTTAACGGAATAGGGCTTTTACAAGATGAGCTAAATAGTTTGGCAGCAGAAAACGGTATAATGGGAGACTCAATTGATTTGTTTACGACAACTTTTGAAGACTTTATGAGCCCTTACAATAACACGATAACTAAAGCTTTTGAAGACTCAGCGGGACGAGGTCTCGCCGGATTTATTGGAAAACTAAGCTATGAATTAATAGGTGAAAAAATACCCTGGGAAATTGACCACGGCTCCAGAGCTCCTAAAATGTTAGAGATCTCATTCGACTTCAAACCAGTGCACGATATAGCTCCAGGGCTCGATGCAGACGGATTCTCACGAGCTCCTGTCTATAACGTTGGGACAATAGTAAATAATATTTCTGGAGATCAACAGGGTCAAGGGACTGGATCGAAGAACAGATATAATTTTGCTGCAAAAGATTCAACAAAAATTCATGATAATGAATAAGTGAGGAAATAATGTCAAGATATGGATTTTCAGTCGGTAAAGTAAACGCTAGAGATACGAGCGGGATACATCGAGCAGCATCAACAGGTGCTATTGATTGTTACATTTTGACTATGAACTCTACTCAGAGACTTGATTCACTTGCTGGAGCATATTATGGAGATTCACAATTATGGTGGATAATAGCTGCTGCCAGTGGGATAGGATGGGGGCTGCAAGTACCCTCAGGAACCCTGATAAGAATACCTAAAAGCTCACAGTTAGCTCAAAATTTAGTGAAATAGTATGAAAAACTTAGAAGAACTAGAGTTAATAAACGAATTAAGGATGTATTATAAGACAGAGGTTTTCGACAAAATTTCTGGAAAATCAACTAGCAGCTTGACGACTCCTGAAAAACAAAAATATCTTTTTGACAGTTTGTTTAACGATAGAAAAACCGCTTATACAATAGCTAGTATAAAAACTGTTTTAGATAATGACACTGAAAATGATGCTTTTTCTATAGATTTAGCAAGCATAACAGACAGCTCAACAACTGACGAAACTAACAGTAGTGTTTTTGAAATGTCAACGCTCTATGGAGAGCAAATTAGTAACACTCCTACATTTGGTAATATAGCATGGGAATGGCCATCAGAAGACTTCAGTTCCAATAACGAAGATTATCTAAAGACGTTATTGACTACTTCAAGTGGTTCCTCACCAGTTCCTGCGGGAAAAAATATAGCATTATTTAAAATGAAATCATCGTTAATAAACCCAGGGACAACGTCGACAGAGGCGTCTGAAGTGTTTATGAACTACATACCTACAATCGAAAGATCGAGATGTACTCCTTTTCTTAAAGTTGACGTGTTTACAAGAGGGGCGTTCTACGAAAAATCAGGCTCCAGCGCAACCTCACCGACAGAAGTTGCGGATGATTTTACGATAAGCAATAGTTCGGGTGAAACGTTTGCGTCTTATGTTGAAGCTGTTCCAAATGTCTTGTCGTTACGATTCTTGAACGATAATGAAAAAATAGGAAAAGACAAATTCAATACTGCTGACGGAGCTATGGCAAAAGCGACTACAACATTACATGGTGGGACAACCACGACCACTCAACAAGCAGACGATGATGAAAAAACTGTCGTTAAAGCGCCATATTCTATACAACGAAATGGAATGGAAATGTTTACAATGCCTCAATCGTTGATTTCAAAGAAAAGATGGGCAAATATAGACCCGTTTAGACCATTCATGACAATAAAGAAAGCAACAGTCAAAACACAGTCAGCAGGCCAAGGGATTATTTCTTGGAATACAGCAGAGCTTGTGTTAGAAATATATGACAGACATAGGCTGAACGATATTTCTTATTTACTAGATCCAAGCCAGTATGCTTTCACAAAGTTCGAATTAGCAATAGGCTGGAAACACCAAGACGCAGGTTCATCTTATGGGAAATACATCAACAGACTTGTCTCAAAAGAGCTGTATTCGTTAAGATCTAGCTCTTATAGTTTTAACGATGCAGGTGTCGTAACTGTCAATCTTAAACTTGCTATGAACGGCGCCCGTGAGATATCGAATTCATCAATGTTTTCAGCTGACAGTGAGGGACAAGGAATAAGAGATGCTTACTCTGAACTTACTAGAAGTTTACAGGCAATTAGGGCTGGAACGTCAGCGATAAATTCACAACGCACTTCAGGGACACTACTACCCGTCAGCGTAATAACACAAGCAGGCAATTCTAGTGCAATGACATTGAACACAACAACGTTGAACCAGATCACCGCTGCTTCTCGGCAAGGAGAGATGTCTGACGAGCAAAGACGCGAATTTACAGAGGCTTTAAATCGTCTGGGGGCTGGGCAGCTTACCGACTACTATACGATGCTAAATGAATATATTGATAAGTTCGTTAAAGAGGTAGGCATAAACAATGTAGTTAGCGTTTCTACTGGGAGGCTCCCAGGAGACAATACATACGAATATTTATATACTGAAAACAATGAATGGAAAACAAGAGCAGCAGGAACAAGCGGAGATTGGATCTCACTAGCTGGTAATGAAGAAGCAATAGACAGACTTAACGTTGAATTACTCCCATTGCTGGAACTACAAAATGCATCGCTTGAGAGTGGCGACTCGATAAGATTTGACAAACTGTTCATAAACGCTCTTGCGAAAAGATTATTAACGGGTGATGAGTCATCGATCGACGAGATACACATATTTATGTACAGGTTTAATGAAAAATGTCCTGGGATGTCTAACAAATACATGGGTGATTTTCTTTTGAACAAAGATAGTATAAGCGAGCGTCTGATAAAAATAATAAGAGAGACACAAAATCTGACAATTTCCGGGTTTATATCTGCCGTAAAATCCGAAATGAAAGACAAGCTAAATATATCGTTTAATATAGTGACTTCCGAAAATGTTGAAACAATTAACAGTATTCAAGATGTAATTGATACAAAAAACGATGAATTAAACGAACAACAGACATTAAAAAACGATAAGACTGAAGAGTTTAACGCAACTTCTTCTACAACAAGACAGACAACAATACAAAGCGATATAGACATAATAGATGAAAAAATTAAAGAGCTAATTGACACAATTTCAGAAAAACAAAGAGAAATAGATGAAATACTCGACAGTGGTGAAGACGCTCAACGCTTGGGACTGAAAGCTGCTCAAGTTGTTATGCCGGATCTGAAAATAAAAGTAGAAGTAAAAAAGACTAATGATGGTAAAGACGTTTTAAGACTACACGTGTATGATGGTAACTCTAAACCAAACGAATTGAGTGAGTTTCTGTCAAATCTTAACAACTCACCTACTCTTGAAATGTCAGAAATATCATCACTTAACAGGGAGACAGTGTCGTCTTCTGCGTCTTCTGGGGGTGAATACGATAATAGCAGGGAAGAACGAATTAAGGCTGAATTGATAGATAACGGACTGGCTACTGTTAGAACAACTACAAGCAGAGATGGTACTGTTAGAAGGCACCTGGTTGTAAATACTCAGTCACATATTATTAAAGATGTAATAAAATCAATAACACCTTCGATAACATATGGCGTCGAAGGAACAGCAATTAACAAAGCTTCAATGTCAATGCTCCCAGACGACAATGTTCAAGCTAACTTTTTATTACAGACACAAAATGACAATACAGCGAACGCACCAAATTCTCAAACTAGCAGCAGTGAAAGAGATGCTCAACGGATAATGCCAGTTAATATACAGCTCGATATGATGGGCTGCCCACTACTTACATACGGGCAAGAATATTTTGTAGATTTTGATACAAACACTGACTTAGATAATGTTTATGCTATGACCGCTATAACACATTCAGTTTCTCCGGGGGCATTTACAACGTCTGTAGAGTTGAAGCCGACGTTTAGGGGAAGTGTATCATTCAGCGAACTATTGGCTGATATTAATTTCTTGACACCAGAAGAGTCACAAAATACAACTGATTCGTCGAATAGTCCTACAACAGAAGCTGCAGAATAGTTGAACAACCTACATTAGCTAATTATAATGTTAATGTGGAGTTTACTATAACAAAAAACGTGCTAGGCACAAAAAAAGACTTTGTCATCGACGAAGAGTCATTTACTGTAACTACAGAAAAATCTGACAATTGGTCAATCGACAACTGCAACTCTCTAAAGAGCCTCGATGTGGTTTCTATCCTAAACAATCGAAGAGCCCCTACGATTACAAGTGACATTCACGAAAAGGCATACAGACAACTCGGTATAGACAATATCAACTGGGTACTAAGTCTTGGGATTGAACACTTCAAAGACTACGTCGATGCAACAAGATCCTATGCACAAAAAGAGTTAGAGTTCATAACGAAAAACCCATACTACTCCGAAGAGTTCATAACAGGTCGTTCAGTCTTGTTCGATCTTGAAGACTACACGACAGATACTTTCGCCCTCAAACGTCATTTGAGAAACACAGATGTCAGAAACCTCAAACTACTAAACGAATTCCGCAGACAAGAAAAAATAAAATACACACAAACTGCTAGCATAACTGGGCGATTATCCGTAGAATCAGGACCAAACATATTACATCTCAAAAGAGAGCATAGAGATGTCCTCACTTCAAAGCACGGGACAGACGGTGCAGTAATTCAGTTAGACTTCAAGTCGCTTGAGCCAAGAATACTAGCGTTAGTAAAACAAGACGATGTCCCAGTCGATCTCTATACTGACATATCAAAAATGTGTAACAACAGCATAGACAGAGAGCTTGCTAAAAAAGCAACACTAGCAATAATCTATGGAATGTCGAGAAACAATCTACGGAACCTCCTGAGAGTTGAAAACACAGACAAAATATTCGATCACATTTCAGAATACTTTGGGATCAGACATCTACACGATGCGTTGTCAAACTCAATCGTGGGCGAAGACAAGATTCAAAACCTCTATGGGCGCAACATCTACGTAGATAGAGAGAACGACCATCTATTCGTCAATTACTTCACACAATCAACAGGAGTCGACGTCTCGCTTCTCGGGTTCAGACAAATAATCGACAATATAAAAAAAGAAGAACTAACAATATCCCCTCTATTCGTTCTTCACGATGCATTGATCTTAGATGTACATAAAAATAGTATAAAACAGTTGAAAAATATAACAAAAGATGGTATAATAATACCAGGGTTTAAACAAAACAGATTTCCGCTCGATTTGAGCTTATTTTACAAAAGGACAAAAAATGACACAGCACCTACATGACATCGACACTCTTACAAACAACTACGCACTCTTTCTAAAGATGTGCTCTAAGCTAGGAGATCGATCTGAATCAGTAACAACAATGGTAGAACATATGGGTGAGAGGCTTCTAATGGCCCCTGCTTCTACAAAGCTAGCGTTTCACTGTGCCCATCCTGGGGGTCTTGTTGAACACTCGCTCAATGTCTTGCGGAACCTCAAAAAGTTGATTGGAGTGTACGAAGTTGAAATCTCATCTGAGTCAATGATTATTGCAGCTCTTTTTCATGACTGGGGCAAAGTGGGCGATCTAAATGACTCATACTACGTAGAACAAGACAGTGGCTGGCATCGAGAAAAACTTGGACAGATGTACAAAATAAACGAAGATATGCAGTCAATGCCAAACGCCGAAAGAGGGCTGTGGATTCTTCAGCACTTTGGCGTGAAACTTACTCTCGATGAGTGGATAGCAATCAGGACAAATGACGGCCCAGGAGTAGATGAGAACAAGCCTTATTTCGGACGAGAGCCGACTCTTGCTCTCCTGCTACAGCACGCTGATCAAATGGCAACAAAACAAGAAAAAGAAAAATACGCATAGCTAATAACGTTCTTTAGACATATTTATTCGTATGGGAAAGAAAATCAACGAAAGAGGGCGCCCGTCAGTTGGCGGTGTCCCACACGCAGACACATCTGGGCAGCTCGGCCAACCACGAAGACCCTGGAGTCTTACGGGAAGTTCTGGTGGTCACTCACAGTCTGCTGATAGTGGTCATTCGTCGAAATTAGGGCGTGTCAATAAAGGACGCGATGATGAACAATATGCTTATCAAGTTCGCTTTCCAGAAAATGAAGAAGAACCAGAACTCGACCCAAAACTAAAAAGAAAAAACAGACGAATAAGAAAAAAAATATCAATAGACATGAGAGGGCGCAAAGCAATGCCAGAAAGAAAACTAACAGACGACATCGACGTATTGATTGAAAACAATGAAGCATTTCAGTTATTTCTAGAAGATGATAGAGGATCTCGCTTCGTGCCAGCTTTAGTTAGCGTAACAACAGGTGTCTTCGGAGACCTCGCTGCAAATTGGCTTGGATTTGTTCCTGGAGTTGATCTAGGGCTTGTTGCGATAAACTTAAAACAATTACAGGGAAATATCGACGACGGCAGACAGGCAGTCGCCAGTTATACTTCGTCCAATGCTGTATCAAACTTACAAGGCGCCTTTTACGACGAGCTTGTAGAAATTTCTGATGATTTATCTACTAATCTGTTTGATCTTCTTGAAAGGGCAATTTCAGCAATCCCAATAGCAGGAGATGTCACAGGAATTCTAGCTTCTGTTGCTAGCAATATAAACAACGTAAAAAATCTATTTAAAATAGGTAAGTCTTATAACAAAGGGATAAAAAAGACTGCAATAAAGGTAGTAATCAGACAAGCTAAGCAGCTATTTTCTTTTCTAGAAGATGAAGACGCTGAAAATCATGTTAGCAATAGCTCGTCTATGATGACAGCGATACCTGTAGCGCTAGATATGCTTGAAAAGATTACTGATTATATAGAGAACTATGATGCTGCATACAATATCGCAAGCGATGACTACGAGAAACTATCTACTGCAGAACGACAGGAAGTGTGGGCTAATTTAGTTGATAACGATCAATTGTTTGGAGATCCACCTGGAGGATTTGAGGCTCCATATGAACAGCTCGATGAACCAGCGGATACCAGTTCGGGATTCCGCTCACTAATATCGCAGATTCTCAACGAAGAATCAGAGTCGCACGACTGTGAGAAAGAGCACCCTGGGAAAACATGCGAAGAATGGGAAGCTGAACTCGAAGAGCACTCAATCGGTGGCTACACGGGCCCTATGACTGCACCAGCTAACCCAAAGAAATTTTACAAAGGAATGTTAAACGCATATCCTGGATCAAATTATGTCGGCGATCTGCCAAAATCGAAGGCATAAAAATAGTCTAAAAAACTATTGAACAACACAAAGTATCACGTTATTATAGTAATGTGATTTGGCACAACAAACAAAATTAAAATTTAAAAATCACATAATAAAAACTAAATATTACAACAGGAGTAATAAAAAATGGCTATTGACTTAGACGCAATCAGAGCAAAACTTAACCAACTATCTGGAAAGAATAAACGAAGCAACGTAATGTGGCGCCCAACAGAGGGTGAAACAGCAACAATCCGACTTCTATCATTCCCAGACAACGATGGACAACCATGGAAGGATATGTACTTCTACTACAACATCGGAAACAACCCAGGGCTACTTGCACCATATCAATACGATCTGGAAGACCCAATCCAAGAGCTTATCACTAAACTACGAGACGACAGCAGTAAAGAGTCATACGAGTTGGCAAAAAAGTTATACCCGAAGATGAGGACATTTGCTCCTGTAATCGTAC